GGTTAGTCCCTCTAATGTTTGCTGGAAAAGTAGTGCCTATGGTATTGTTATATACGTTGTTTGGATCAGCGCCATCGTCAAAATTAGTAATATCTCCTCCTTTAAAATCAATACCTTCTCCATTAACAAAATCAAACATATTGTTATAATCTTGGCTTGCTTGAAATGTTCTAACATAAGTGTAAATTACTCTTCCACAGGGTTTGTTAGTTCCGTTTTGTCCTCTTCTACTAAATTCAATATCAAACGTTACTAAACTTCCAGCTGGAAGCACTAAGTTTGTGTCAGTCTGCCCGTCAGCTGATTCAAAAAAACAATCTAATTTTACTCCAGGGAAACTTGATCCTGATACAAAACATACATTCTGTCTCCCACTATCAAAAAAATTAGACTTTTCTGAAGTGTCAACATTAAAAGAGGTAGGCTTCATCTTCATATACAGTCCTGCCATTTCAGCAATGTAAGGCTTTACATCACCATCTTCAATGTTTGCTTTTGGGGTCAGGAAGTTTCGTTGCTGAGCATCTACACTTAACACCTCTGCAACCGCTAACCCTAGAAGAGCTCCGGTGCTATCCGCTTTTATTCTTAATATATCTCCTGTTCTTGCTTTATTTTGATTTTGTCCCTCTAACTTAAAGTATATTGAATTGTCTGTAGAGTCCGAATAATAAAAATTACTATATATTGTTTCATAAGGCCCTTCAGCCTTTTTTACTACAAATTTATATTTAGTAGCCCATTGTGGCGGGTTTTGTAAAGGCGGAATCGTAACTTTAATTGAATTTTGAAACACCGCATTACTAGCAGGAACAAAAACGGTCGGATCAATTCCTTGTGAAACTAAAGCTGTAGTGCTTCTTAAGTATTCATCCATGTAAACTATTCCAACTTCATAGTTTCTATTACTATGTAAACTTTGAATACTAGCGTTTTGTATAAACTGAGCTGATGCGTTAACCATTGAGTAATATGCAAATAATGGAGCAGCAAAAGGCGGCCCTTCAACATCAGAAAACCTCATTGCTGGAAGTTGTAATGAAATTGTGTCAGCAAGAGTTGTGATTAATATCCCTTGGTTTAATCCAGTAATACCCGCTTCATCTTTTTGCCAAGTAATATCAGCATTATCTTCAGCAGGGTTTTGAACGCTACAATTAAAAGTGTCTGTAAATGTTGTACCTGCGGCACAATTACCTACTGTTTGAAATCCAGTAACAATAGCAGCTTTAAAACTATCGCTAAGCGCCATTTCTTGAACGCTAGAAAAGGTTTGAGGTATAGTGTAAATAACGTCTATTGTCGTAGAGCCTTGGTTACCTGAGACAGTTCCACTGTTTCCAGTGTATTTATTTTTTAAATAAGTAAGAGAAATTCCAAAAAAAGCTCCTATTTTTAAATTGTTTTTTACGCCAGATAAATCAAGAATTACTGTTGAAGAAGGGATAACTTGAGTTGTGTCAATAGTATAGTTAAGTCCGGCAGAGAATGTAGTATCAATTTCATCACTACTTATAGGTACATCTGTTAGTTCTGCTGAATAAGTTATTCTACAATTTATTCCATTAGAATCTATAATATCTCTTCCATCTTCATAATTACCATAAACTAATCTGTTAGCCATTATAGTCTGAGCTTTAGCAACTAATGGCACATTGTCATATAATCTTAATAATTCGCTTTCTGGTAAAATAGTATATATTTTACTATTACTAAATGCTTGAGTTTGAATTGAATTGTCTGACCAACCAAAATCTGCTTTCTTAAATTTTTCAATTACATTAAGAGTATTGCTGTTGGCAAACTTAAATATTAAATCTACGCCTATTACATTACTGCTTCCTGTATTGAAGGCAATAGTAACAGCGTTATAAATATTCAGCATTCCTTTATTTAAATTTGTAGCGGGGTCATAAGTAAATACTCCTGGAGCAAATGCTATGTCACTAAACTGAGACAACGCACTGTATTCTTCATCTTGATATTTATACCTGTAAGCAAAAGAAATCATACGGGTTTCCATAAAATTTGCTTCTGTAGCTTGAGTAAATAAAGTAATGGTAGGCGCTGCTAATGGTGGCTGAACAATTACATTAATATCAGCTTCTGTAACAGCAGGGTAAGCTTTAGTAACATTAATCTTTCTAGGAGGATTTTTGTCATCTGTAAAAAACAACAAATCTCCTATTTTATTAACGCCTGTAATTAAAAATTTAGAGTCAAAGTTTAATACATTTCCTGCATCTGTTACATGATAATTAAGTAAAGTTGTTTTAGTGTCAAAAGATACAATCATATCTGCTGTATCTGAAGTAACAAACCAATACATGGTTTCATTAGCTCCATCATCATACGCTCCTATACACTCAGCGTTTGTTAAAACGGTATTATTAAACAGTAAAGTTGTAATTTGTGTGTTTCCTTTAGAGTTCTCTAAAGCACCTATCTCTGTGGTCTCTGTAGCTCCTAACCTTACGTTAAGCGCTTCAATGTATTCACCTGGTGGAACTAATCGTTCATCCACGCTTTGGTTCATTCGACCAGCGATAAAATTTGTTGTTACTATTGGCATCTTACTTTATCCATTTGTCCTTTCCTCTCATGCTCATCATAAGTCTTCCAGGGTGAATATTACTTAATCTAATTTTAGCATTTCTTAATAAAGAAGATTTGTCTTTTCTAGCTCTATTTACTATGTATTCTTGAACCCCCATTTTAGAGTTTAAAATAGAGTATTTAATATATGCATATATAAATTCTTCAAATAATTTATTTACACTTATATTTCCATCCACACCTTGTTCCATACCATCTGAAACATATTCTAAAACTATTGAATTTCCAGACTGAGCTGAACTAAAATTAATAACTCCTCTAGCTTTATCTATTGAGAAGGTCTTATTTTGGTTTGCCGTTTCTGTGTTTAATCCAAATCTTGCTCCTACTGCATAATCAAAATACCAGTTTCCATCTACACAATGACCTTCTTGGCCATTATAAGGGCTGTTTGCGTTTAGGTATATACTAGTTGCTCCACTTCTAAAAGACACATCTAATTCTGAATCCTGAGGTTTTAAAACATTACCATTTTGATCATAAATAATCTTGCCATCATTATCTTGTAGGTAAGTACTAGGCCGACCTGTTTGTATGTTTTCTGTTAATGGAAGTAAAACTCCATTTACAAATTGAGATATTCTTACCCAGTTAACATAGTCAGACGGAAGAATGAACTTTAACTCTTCACCTAAATCCATTTGCAACACCTTAATCTCTTTCATTGCATCATAGTTCAATTCTTGAACACCTCGTTTTGCGTGAAATAAAACTTGGTATCTTTCTATGTTATTTACAAGAGAATTATTTCCCTGATACATTAACATAAAATTATTCACTACTTCATCTAACGATACATACTGGTAGGATCCCCAGTTTTTAGCTTCTGGAACTGCTCCTGAATTTGCGTAATATGCGTAATCATTTATATATGCCATATCCTATCCTTGTGTTTGATTATCTTCATTGATTTCTTGTATTCCAAATTGATTTACAGCTGGCTCTCTAATTTCTATACCTATGTATTGACAAATTTTAGCTACAAGGCCTGGTTCGTCAGACAATGGTAATTCAAAATCTTGATAATCAGCTGCCGCTGAATTGAATACTGGTGCTCCACCTGCAAGTACACTTGCGTATGTCCAGTTAGGAGGTAAAGGGTATCTTACATATTCCGCAATCATCGAACCACCTGTGGTTAATGATGTAGGGTATACTGTGATGCTATTGCCTACTTTCCCTGTTGTTGAGTCTCCTGTTATACCTGTTGTTGCTCCACCTAACACATAAGCAGGATACCCTACAGATGGTGCTGTTAATGGAGAATTATTTAGGTAAAATATTTTATTTTGATTTACTCTTTCAGCCTCTACTATTCCAGCTGTCGTAAATATAGAATATGTGTTTCCGCTTGCAGATGCTGGAACAGTTACAGGAAATATATTTGAGCTTAATGTTAATTGTGTTAAACTATCAACGCTTACTACATAAGCACTAAAACCTTTGTATGTGCTACTAGCTGTTGTATTAACTATTATTTGTCCAGGAAGTACGCCACTAGCTGCAAATGCAGCTGTAGAATCGCCTAATAGATTATTAACACTGTTTAAATTGTTTGTTCCAGAAGTTATAAAATTAGGATAATTATTTATTTTACTTATAAAGTAATAATCATCCGGCAAAAAGTACATACTATTACCTTGTTTTATCAACCCTTTAGTTACAGAAAATTCATCTATAACCTCTACTAAACTTTTTACTATATCAG